ATTCAGTACGAGCTTTGCGGATCAGGTAGGCGACGATCGCTTTCAGGGTGTCCGCCAGAAGCTTGAGAACGCTGAGACCGCTCTTCGGAACGCGGCGAGTGCTGCTCAGAAACATGATAAAGAGGACGACCCCAAAGTAAGTAAGGAGATTGAGAAGCTTAAAGAACGTGTAGCACTACGCCGTCGCGAATACGATGAAGCGACTTTTGATGCAATAGAGGAAGGAAAATAAGTTATGGCAGAAATTCCGCTAATCGCTACAAATGATCAAACAGCCGAAGAGAGTTTTGTTTTCCGAAAACTGTATAGGGACCTAGCATTTCCATCAGCAGGCCCGAGAAGTTTGGATTTTTGGTATGAAAAACCTTTGTATGGAAAGATCGACAGAAGAGAAAACCCCGTTGTTCCAAAAAAATCAGTTTTAAAACAAATACCTTCTCTGAACGGAACCCATTTTGCTGTGGATTTTGTGGTGGACGCCTTTTCCGCTATGAGTGATGCTATGCGGAAAGGGATCGCCTATGGCAACATTAATACTCGTGGTTCTGTTTATGCGCCCATGCAAATAACAAGAGGCGTGGAAAGTACCACAAATATTTATTATGAATATTTGGAAATTGTCGACGAGGCTTTCATTAGGGATTATATTTTTGGAGGAAACCGGGTTGATGAAATAACGAATTTTGATTTATATGTGAAAAACTATCTGCTGTATTTATACGACAGGGCGCCATTTGTCCCAATAAATAAAAGCTCTTTTGTGTTGTCGAAGTACGCCATTCCGAATATTAGTGGCCTTATGGTAGAGATAGACACGGAGAGCCACGCAAAAGATAGCACTAAAAAACGCTCTTGGATAGACGACCAGAATTTCGAAATCGTTCGCAAGACTGCGCAAGAATATGGTTTTATGATTGATAAGAATGCTCCGTGGAGGTTTGTAGCAGACTTATCGAGCCCGTTTATGCAAAAGTACGGGGAAATCTACGGGGTGCATCTCGAACCGGGTTCAGCTTCGAATATATTTGACACACACTACAATCTTGTGTACAATGAGGACATAGATTTATTGAAAAAGTTCTTTAAAGTTTCTTACGAGGGTTTTCAAGACGCGTATCCGACATACACCAAGAGATCTGAACAATGTTGTAAGGGCATACCAACTGCGGACACAAAAATCGCGTTTAGGGATCGCCTGGATGCACAAAGCTACAGCAACAAGTATACCGATTCCTATTGGATCCAAGTTTATTTCAACCTAAGACTCAGGGAGGTCGGATTTCCCTTGACAGAGCCAAGAAGAAAGGTTATCATTAGGGAGATGCTCAAGCTGCTTCCGACACTGGGGTTGCGAGGGGTTGCTGGGAGAATAAACAAGAAGGTCATAGACTTGACTCCCAACAGGTGGTGGTCTTGGGAACCGAATTTGACGGAAGAAACTTAAGCGCAAGAACACATTAATGATTTTTCAATCCTTAGACGATAAAGGCGCCTGCGTGGGCGTGTACGTCGATGGCAAACTGCACTTCGATAGTCTACCTGGCGACCTCACACATACTTGGGACTATGCATCTTTCTTAAAAGGCCGCGAAATTGAGTATGCTAGGCTGTATTGTGCCGGCCAAACGCTCGATCAAGCATGTCCAGAGCATCTGCTGGACGACTGGCACGAGAAAAGTGCCAAGTTGAAGGCTTTTCTGGTCTCGTTTAGGGAATCGAGGGTCTCTTTGAGCGATAATTGCTTCTTTGATCTTGTCCCAGAACGATTTTTGTTGGATTTCTGCGAAATCAAGAGCGAAATAACAAAATATGTGCTGAAAACTTACGAAAAGCCCAAAAATTATGACTTTTTGAGGGATGTGAGCACTATTTTGGCCCAAATTCGTCAAAACGAACTTAATATCGACGAAGATGCCCTAAAAGACCGACTATATGAGTTTAAAGTGCGTCAATTCGTCAATAAATTGACACGGACAAACAATTATATTGATTTTAACCTCTTTGGGACCAAAACAGGCCGACTTTCGACCAGAAAGAACAGTTTTCCCATTATGACGATGGATAGGGCGTACAGAAAGATCCTGAAACCGAAGAATGATTGTTTTGTTGAGCTAGACTTCAACGCTGCAGAGTTGCGCACCCTCCTGGCCCTCTCGGGGATGGAACAACCACAGGAAGACCTACATGAGTGGAATATCAAGAATGTTTTCCGAGGTATGGGTACCAGAGAGGAAGCGAAGAAGAGGGTCTTTGCGTGGTTATACAATCCAGCAGCAAAAGATTACCTATTGGATCGCACTTATGATCGTGAATCGGTGGTACAAAAGTGCTTCACTGGTGAAGAGATAACAACCCTCTTTGACAGGACGATTTCGTGCGATAAGCACCACGCGTTGAATTACATCGTTCAGAGTACAACAAGTGATTTATTGCTTAAACAAATGGTAAAAGTTGATAAAATACTAAAAGAAGTACAAACATTTATTTCCTTCCCAATGCACGACAGTTTGGTTTTGGACATGTCGCTGGAAGATCGCGGTCTGCTGCGTGAACTGGTATCAGTATTCGCATCGACCGAGCTTGGTGAATATAGAACAAATGTTAGCATTGGTAAGAACTTCGGAGAAATGAAAAAAATATGAAGTACAACAAACTCGTTAGGGATAGAATCCCAGACATCATTCGTAAGTCGGAAAAGAAGTTCTCGATGCACGTTGCAACGGAACAAGAGTACGAGGAAGCTCTTTGGAATAAACTGGATGAGGAGGTTGCTGAATTCAAGCAGGACGTTTGCGAAGAGGAAGCAGCAGATGTTTTGGAGGTTGTGGGTGCAATCGTTCAATTTTACGGTTATAACTTGTATGATGTGGAGACCGCTAAGCAGATTAAGGCCGACACTCGCGGCAGGTTTGAGGGCCGCGTCATTCTAGAAGAAGTGTCCGATAAATGAATGTAGTGGGCCTAGGAGGCGCCGGCTGCAGCCTAGCTTCTCGTTTCGGGGAGCACGAAGAATATAAGATTTATAAAATAGACAGCAGCGAGTATGATGGTCAGCTTAATTACTACCAAATTAGGGGAAGAACCTCTTTCGAAGAATACGAAGAGAACTCTCAAGACTTAACGGAATACTTTAAAAACATCAAGGATAAGGTGTTGTTCATCACCGCCGGTTCAGGCGATACCCCCGGCGCCTCTTTGTGGATACTTGAACACCTTAAGAAGCGCCCCATCGACGTTCTCTACGTGTGTCCCGATTTGGAGTTACTGGGTCAGTCTGCAAGAGTTAAGGAGCGCGCCCTACGAGGAGTTCTTCAAGAGTATGGCAGGTCTGGCTTGTTTGAAATGATTTATTTGGTAGACAATACGGTTATTGAAGATTTTTTGAGCGATATTTCTGTCGCCAAATACTACGACTCCTTGAATGATATTGTTGTTTCTACTATGCATATGATTAACGTTTTTGATAACTCTACTCCAATCTTGAAGACAGCACAAAAACCGCTTGACGTAAACAGGATTGCTACCATTGGTGTCATGAATTTCGAAACAGGTGAAGAAAACTTGTTCTACCCTCTTGACTTGATGCGAGAAAAGACTTATTATTATGCTATCAATCGAAGTAAACTTGAGACAGATGGGACTCTCATTAAGAAGATTAAAAATCAGGTGAAGTCAAAAATCACGGAGCACACTCGCGTCTCGTACGCGGTTTACCCTACGGACTATGAAGACGATTACGTCTTTTGTAAGGCATACACATCCAAAATTCAACTAGAAAATAATGAAAATAATCCTTGACAGTGGGGATGTTGTTTGATACACTGTATACAGATGGTTGGGAAATTAGCCAACCATACTATAGCTTAACGTAAGGAGGAAAATACATGGCTATTGACATGAGCAAGATGGCGCAGAAGAAGCAGGCGCTAGAGAACCGGGGCGGCGGGAAGGGTAACTTCTGGCGGCCTGATGATGGGGAGACTACGATTCGTATTCTTCCGACGGCAGACGGAGACCCTTTTAAGGAGTACTTCTTTCACTACAACGTTGGCAAGAACCCTGGGTTCCTGTCTCCTAAGAAGAACTTCGGCGAGGATGATCCACTGGATTCCTTCGTACGGAAGCTCTTCAACGAGGGCGACGACGAGTCCATCAAGATGGCCAAGAACCTCATGGCTCGCCAACGGTTCTTCTCTCCCGTGATCGTTCGCGGTCAAGAGGATAAGGGGGTCCAGGTTTGGGGTTACGGGAAGATGGTTTATCAAAACCTTTTGAATCTCGTACTTAACCCCGACTATGGTGATATCACGGATCCTGACGCGGGAACCGACTTGGTTATTCACTACGGCAAGCCGCCCGGAGCGCAGTTTCCGCAGACGAAGATCACCCCTCGTCGTAAGCCTTCTGCGCTGACTGACACCAGCGAGCAGACGACGGAGTGGTTGGAGTCCATTCCAAACTTTGACGACCTCTTCGAGCGCAAGACTACTGCCGAGGTGGGACAGATGCTGGATGAGTTTCTCTCCACTGATGAGTCTGCCGAGGCTCGTTCGACTGAGACCGCGCGGTACAACAGTGGCCCACAGGCCACCGCCACCGCGACATCCGTCGACGATGCGTTTAACGAGCTATTGGGCTAGGACGTAATACCCGCAGGGAGGCATGGGGTTACAGATGTCTCAACATTTCTAAAAGGAGAAAGATGAGTTTACAGAATAAATTGCGTGAGGCCGACTTGGCC